GTACGGTCTCGTGGTCTCGGAGATGTTGATAAGAGACAGATGGAAGGAGACCAGTTCGAGAAAATTGAGGTCGATTTTGGCAGGTCGACGAAGAATAACATCACTCAGGGTAGTGGTAAGGAGTGGTCAAAACAGGATCGTGACACGTTCGATCCTACACATGATCTTGACCTCTACTGCGACCAGGCCAGCGGTCTTGTGAATATTGCCATTATGGACGGTACCGTCTGGCGTCTGCTGAATGGCTTTAAATTGTTCCGCGAAAAACTGGATACCCGTCGCGGCTCTAATTCGCAACTCGAAACAGCGGTGAAAGACCTGGGCGCGGTGGTGTCCTTCAAAGGGTATTACGGCGATCTGGCCATTGTGGTGGCAAAAACGTCTTATGTGGCAGAGGACGGTACCGAAAAACGTTATCTGCCTGAGGGCTCGCTGGTCCTGGGGAATACGGCAGCAGAGGGCATTCGTTGCTATGGTGCCATTCAGGATGCGCAGGCGTTGTCCGAAGGTGTGGTGGCCTCTTCCCGTTATCCGAAACACTGGCTGACGGTAGGGGATCCCGCCCGTGAATTTACCATGACGCAGTCCGCGCCGCTGATGGTGTTGCCGGACCCGGATGAGTTTGTGGTGGTACAGGTGAAATAATCCGTGAGCGGGGGCGAAATGCCCCCGTGTCTTTTTTCACAGGGGGATGATATGGCAACGAAAGAGCAAAATCTGAAACGGCTTGATGAACTGGCCCTGATTCTGGGGCGTGAGCCGGATATATCCGGGAGTGCCGCAGAGATAGCGCAGCGGGTGGCAGAATGGGAAGAGGAAATGCAGTCATCCGGCGATGATGTACAGGTTATGAATATGGATATCCGGGAGAGGGAAAACGCGGCTCATGATGTTCGTGAGGAAACATCCGGCGCGTTAACGCGCATCAGAGTTCTGACCTGCCTCCATCTCTGTGGCGTTGATGGTGAAACGGGGGAATCCGTTGAGCTTGCGGATGTTGGTCGGGTGATTCTGATTATGTCCTCAGATGCAAAAACACACGTTGATGGTGGAATGGCTGTTTATGCGTGATTTTCAGAATGCCTTTGATGCCGCCCTTGCCGGGGTGGACAGTACGATTGTTGAAGTGATGGGCATCAGTGCGCAGTTCACCTCCGGTGCACAGCGTGGCGGCGAAGTTCAGGGGGTTTTTGACGATCCGGAGTCGCTGGGGTTTGCCAGTAGTGGGATCCGTATTGAAGGAAGCAGCCCGTCATTATTTGTGCGGACGGATACGGTTCGTGCCGTGCGGCGTGGTGACACGTTGACCATTAATGGTGAGACGTTCTGGGTGGATCGTGTTTCTCCGGATGACGGGGGCAGTTGTTATCTCTGGCTGAACCGTGGGCAACCACCCGCAGTTAACCGGCGACGATAAACGCAGGGTGAATTATGGCGATAAAAGGGCTTGATCAGGCGATTGAAAATCTGAGCCGGGTTCGTAAAAACGCCATTCCGTCGGCTTCAGCAATGGCTATTAACCGCGTGGCTACAACGGCGATTAATCAGTCTTCATCACAGGTTGCCCGGGAGACCAGGGTGAGCCGGAAACTGGTAAAGGAACGGTCCAGACTGAAACGGGCGACGGTCAGAAATCCGAATGCCAGAATTATCGTTAACCGCGGTGATCTCCCTGCTATTAAGCTGGGGATCAGGATGCTTGGTCATCGTCCGAACAGCATACTTAAAGCCGGTCAGCATCGTTATCAGCGGGCATTCATCCAGCGATTAAATAATGGGCGCTGGCATGTTATGCAACGTTTGCCAGAAGCCCGGTATGCGAAGGGCAATGACGATAAAGGAAGGAAAAAGCGTAATCGTCTTCCCATTCAGGTGGTTAAAATTCCGATGGCGGCCCCACTGAAGCAGGCTTTTGATGAGAACGTTAACCGTATCCGGCGAGAACGTCTGCCAAAAGAACTGGGCTATGCGTTGAAACAACAACTAAGGATTGTGATAAAGCGATGAAACATACTGATATCCGTGCTGCAGTGCTGGATGCACTCGAGCAGCATGAACACGGGGCGACGCTGTTTGATGGTCGCCCCGCTGTTTTTGATGAGGCGGATTTTCCGGCAATTGCTGTTTATCTCACCGGCGCTGAATACACGGGCGAAGCGCTGGACAGCGATACCTGGCAGGCGGAGCTGCATATTGAAGTTTTCCTGCCTGCTCAGGTGCCGGATTCAGAGCTGGATTCGTGGATGGAAAGCCGGATTTATCCGGCGATGAGTGCGATCCCGGCACTGTCAGGCCTGATTACCACGATGGTTACGCAGGGCTGTAGTGGTCAAGTAATATTGGCCACGGTTTTACAGTAAAAATGGTATCTGTTCTCTGACTCTTCCGGCGTCAGCCCACCGTTATAATGGTGAGGTCTGACGCTGTTGTAGTAGTTCAATATGTAATCATTAATTTGCTGCCGGGCCTCGTCCTTGCCTGCGTAACCATTCGTTGGCACCCATTCTGTTTTCAGACTGCGGAAGAAGCGTTCCATGGGGCTGTTATCCCAGCAGTTTCCCCGCCGACTGACGCTTTGATTTATTCTGCAACGCCAGAGAAGTTGTTGATATTTAAGGCCTGTATACTGGCTTCCCTGGTCGCTATGGAACACGACATCCCGGGGTTGGCCACGCGTCTCATAGGCCATCCGCAGGGCACTGCTTATCAGTGCGGTATCGGCATGCGCTGACAGACTCCAGCCGATAACCCTGCGGGCAAAAAGATCCATAACAACCGCCAGATAGCACCAGCGATTTCCTGCCCAGAGATACGTAATATCTCCACACCATACCCGGTCTGGCTCCGGTACTGCGAACTGACGCTCAAGCAGATTCGGCAGGCTGGTATGCTCCTGACGGGCATTTTTATACTGATGTTTTCCGGGCTGACAACTGCTCAGGTTCAGATATTTCATCAGACGTCCGGCACGGTAACGGCTCATCGGGACGCCGTTTTGAGTCAGCATTTCAGCCAGAGTGCGCGCGCCCGCAGAGCCCCGACTTTGGTTCCACGCCCGGCGTATTTCGCTGCACAACCTGACTCGTGCCGGATTAACCGTATCGCGTCGTTTTCGCCAGTACCGGTAACTGCTGCGGTGTATTTCCAGAGCAGAACACAGGCTGACAACCGTGTGGCTGTCACTTAGTCTGGCGGCTATCGTGAACCGTTCAGCGAGTCGGACATTAAGAGCGCGGTTGTAGATTCAATCTGTCAATGCAACACCCCTTTCAATTATCTCTTTCGGTGTTTTGAACTTCAGTGTCTTTCTCGGTCTGTTGTTTAGCTGAGCAGCAACCAGATCTAGTTCATGTTGAGTATATTGGGCAAGACATGTCTTTTTAGGAAAGTACTGCCGAATTAGCCCATTTGTGTTCTCATTTGTTCCCCGCTGCCAAGGACTCTGAGGATCGCAGAAGTAAACTTTAACGCCGGTGCTGACAGTAAATTCTAGATGTCTGGCCAGTTCCATTCCTCTGTCCCATGTCAGTGATTTTCTGAGTTCTGACGGTAAACTCAGGAATTTGTCGGTAAGAGCCTGATTTACTGAGACAGAATCTTTGCCCCTGAGTCTGAGGATGATCGTATAACGTGATTTTCGGTCTACAAGTGTGGCTATATGAGAGTTTTTTGTACCTGAGACTAAATCGCCCTCCCAATGCCCCAGAGAGCGTCTGTTATCGATATTTCGGGAACGTTCGTGAATTGGTGTTCCGTTCACTATGTTAATCGTACCTCTTTCGCCTTTGCGGGTATGACGCCTGCCATGGCGAAGGCTATGCGACCGTCGCAGATGCTGTATATTCAGGTGGTGTAGCGCTTCACGGCTACGAAAGTACAGCGTTTTATAAATTGTCTCAGGTGATATTCGCAGCGTTTTTTGACGTGGTTTTGTTCGCCTTAACCATCCTGATATTTGCTCTGGAGACCATTTCATCTCCAGCTTTTCCAGAACAAGCTTTCGCAATGGTAAATTTTGATCCAGTAAGCACGGTTTTGGCCTTTTCGCCATTCTGTTGGCTCGGTTATTAGCATCAACAGCTTTGTAATAGCGTCTGCCCCGATTACGCTGAACTTCACGTGAGATCGTCGAAGGACTGCGATTCAGCGCAGTAGCTATCGCACGAATGCTCATTTTGGCTGACAAACCAGCTCGTATCTCCTCGCGCTCAGACAGTGTCAGGTGAGCTACAGCCCGCTTACGCTCATGGGGTTTTATGCCGCCAGTATCCCTTAACATAGTGAAGATCGTTCCGGGTTTTGAACCCAGGATATTCGCTATTTCACTGAAGCCTGTTCCGTTCTTCCATAGTTCAAAAACAGAGGCTTTTTCCTCTGCTGTAAATGTTCGTCTCATTCAAAAAACCTCCGCAACCCCATGTTTTCACATAACTGTTGCGTTGACCAATTGAATCTACAGTAGCCTTTTTTAATATCGTATTTTGTTCCTCCAGACGGCGAACTTGCTTTTCCAGCTCGCGGATACGTTGCTGGTCTGGAGTAATGGGTGTGGCAGAGGGCGTAATACCCTGGCGCTCTCGCCTGAGCTGGCGTACCCAGCTCTCAAGCGTGGTTGAACCGACATTCATCGCTTCACTGGCCTGTCGATATGAGTAGCCCTTATCAACAATCAGCTGTGCACATTCCAGCCTGAACTCAGGGGTGAAGGTTCGTTTGGTTTTCTTGTTCATTAAGTCACCTGTTTTGTGTTGTGGTGAGAATATCACCTTTCATCAGGTGGCCAAATTTAGTGTGCCACTACAGGCTATGAGTATCGTCGTGATGACGATATGGCGTTATGGAGTTCTGCTGATTTGACTTATTCCATTACATACGAGATGTGAGGACGATATGCCAACACCAAATCCTCTGGCACCGGTAAAAGGTGCCGGTACCACCCTGTGGGTTTATAACGGTCAGGGTGATGCTTATGCAAACCCGTTGTCAGACGATAACTGGCAGCGACTGGCTCAGGTGAAGGATCTGACGCCGGGCGAGATGACGGCAGAACCCTACGATGATAACTACCTGGATGATGAAGACGCGGACTGGACCGCGACCGGGCAGGGGCAGAAGTCTGCAGGAGATACCAGTTTTACGCTGGCCTGGAAACCGGGAGAAGAAGGTCAGAAAGGGCTTATAGGCTGGTTTGAAAGCGGGGATGTGCGGGCCTATAAAATCCGTTTCCCAAATGGCACGGTGGATGTGTTCCGTGGCTGGGTCAGCAGTATCGGTAAGGCCGTGACGGCGAAAGAAGTGATCACCCGCACGGTGAAAGTCACTAACGTGGGCAAACCTTCTGTGGCGGAAGAACGCAGCGAAATTACGCCGGTCACTGCGATTAAGGTGACGCCGACATCCGGTACGGTGGCAAAAGGGAAAACAACCACCCTGACGGTTTCTTTTGAGCCGGAAAGTGCAACCGACAAGACGTTCAGAGCGGTTTCCGCCGATCCGTCGAAAGCCACCATTAGTGTGAAAGATATGACAATTACGGTAAACGGCGTGGCGACAGGTAAGGTGCAGATCCCTGTGGTGAGCGGAAATGGTCAGTTCGCCGCAGTGGCTGAAGTCACCGTTACTGAAGCGGGCGCTGCAGGGTAAACGGAGGTAATACATGTTTCTGAAAACAGAACAATTTGAATATAACGGTGTGTCCGTCACGCTTTCCGAATTGTCTGCGCTGCAGCGTATCGAGCATCTTGCCCTGCTGAAACGACGGGCAGAACAGGCTGAAGCCAGCGGTAACCTGCAGGTGAGCGTGGAAGACCTTGTCAGAACCGGCGCGTTTCTGGTGGCGATGTCCCTGTGGCATAACCATCCACAGAAAACGGAGTCACCATCAATGAATGAGGCTGTGATGCAGATCGAACAGGAGGTGCTCACCACCTGGCCTGCTGATGCCATTGCCCGGGCGGAAGACGTGGTGTTGCGTCTGTCCGGGATGAGCGGGGCTGTTCATGTGGATACGGATATCACCGAAGTGGCGAAAAATAACGCGCTTACTGATGATGATTTTTCTGCGGGAAAGTCTTCGAAGGCGAGCTGAACTTTGTCCTGAAACTGGCGCGAGAGATGGGGAGGCCCGACTGGCGCGCCATGCTTGCCGGGATGACATCCACCGAATATGCCGACTGGCGACGTTTTTACTGCACGCATTATTTTCAGGATACCCAACTGGATATGCATTTTTCCGGGCTGATGTACGCCGTACTCAGCCTGTTTTTTTGCGATCCGGATATGCATCCGGCGGATTTCAGTCTGCTTGTCCCCAGGCATGAGGAAGAGCAGGCGGAGACGCCGGACGAGGATGAAATGCTGATGCAGAAAGCGGCAGGACTTGCCGGAGGCGTCCGGTTCGGTGGGGACGGAGGGGGCGATATTTTATCGTCTGCGGATGTGGCGGATGTCATGGTGGATGATGCCGCATTAATGATGGCTTCAGCGGGGATTCCAGGAGGTGTGAGATATGTCCCAGCCGGTTGGTGATCTTATTATTGACCTGAGTCTGGATGCGGTCCGTTTCGATGAGCAGATGAGCCGGGTAAGGCGTCATTTTTCAGGACTGGATACTGACGCCAGAAAAACCGCCACTGCTGTTGAACAGGGCCTGAGCCGTCAGGCGCTGGCTGCGCAAAAAGCCGGGATTTCCGTCGGACAGTATAAAGCGGCCATGCGCACCCTGCCCGCACAGTTTACGGATATCGCCACGCAGCTTGCCGGTGGTCAGAATCCCTGGCTGATCCTGCTGCAACAGGGCGGTCAGGTGAAGGACTCCTTCGGCGGGATGATCCCCATGCTCAGGGGGCTTGCCGGTGCGATCACCCTGCCGATGGTCGGGGTCACCTCGCTGGCGGTGGCGACAGGTGCGCTGGCGTACGCCTGGTACCAGGGGGATTCCACGCTTTCAGCGTTTAATAAAACCCTGGTTCTTTCCGGTAATCAGTCCGGACTGACTGCCGATCGCATGTTGACGCTCTCCAGAGCCGGACAGGCCGCAGGGCTGACGTTTAACCAGGCGAGTGAGTCACTGGCAGCCCTGGTGAATGCCGGTGTGCGTGGTGGTGAACAGTTTGATGCCATCAACCAGAGTGTCGCGCGTTTTGCTTCTGCATCCGGTGTGGAGGTGGACAAGGTTGCTGAAGCCTTCGGGAAGCTGACCACAGACCCGACGTCGGGGCTGACGGCGATGGCACGCCAGTTCCATAACGTGACGGCGGAGCAGATTGCGTATGTTGCGCAGCTGCAGCGTTCCGGTGATGAGGCCGGGGCCTTACAGGCGGCGAACGATATCGCCACGAAAGGCTTTGATGAGCAGACCCGCTGCCTGAAAGAGAACATGGGCACGCTGGAGACCTGGGCAGACAGGACTGCACGGGCATTCAAATCCATGTGGGATGC